TCTGCATCGACATCCGGCACCGGAAAATGCCGCTCTCGTCTGCCTCCGCGTCCCGGATTTCGTGGCGGCGAAATTTTTAATAACCGTCCCCTCGTTGAAAATATAAGTGACCACCGATGGATTTCGAAAGTCTCAAAAGTATCCTTCCTGTGCTAGTGCTTGGAATCACGGGCATCATAGCCCTGGTAAAGGTTAAGGCGCGCTCAGATGGCACCTATCAAGATATGATAGGCGCAAGGAAGGATCTGGACAGGTTGGAGAAAGAAGCGGCGGATTGGTCTCGCACCACCGTTCAGCTTAGTGCAAGACTGGATCAGGCTGAGAAAAACGTCACTTCGCTGTGGGCTGCTAACGCGAGTGTTCTGGCCAAGCACGACTCAGCGAGAGATAGGTTAGACGAGCGCTTTATCGCGCTTCGCGATAGGCTAAATGGAGACAAGAAATGAGCCAATTCCCATCTTGCCTTTGTTTTGAAGGAAAAGGGCGTATACTAAGAAGTCATGTATGGAAGATTTCAGCCTTATAATAAACTTGGGCGGCTTGCGGACTTTTAAGAAGTTTAAAAAGGTATCTAAATAATGGCAAGACAACCGACATCACTCATCGACAACGTCGTACCCTCACAGGGGATGCCTCTTGGTGGGTTGACCGACGAAGAAATAGAAGTTGAGGAGATAGAAGAGCCGACAGACATGTTGGAAGAGGAGGATGGCTCTGTTGTCTTTAACTTTGAGGATGCCCTTGAGGAGCAGCTTCAGGCAGAGCCCGACGCTAATTTAGCGGAAGTCCTTGACGATGGGGTTTTGTCAGATATTTCGGGCGACCTTATAGGTTTGTACAAAGAGGATAGAAGCGGCAGACAAGAGTGGGAAGACGCCTATAAGAACGGACTTGATTTGCTTGGCGTCAAGTATCAGGAGCGCGAGGAGCCTTTCAGAGGTGCCAGTGGCGTAACGCATCCAGTTATTGCGGAGGCCATCACACAATTTCAGGCACAGGCTTATAAAGAGCTTTTGCCGAGTTCCGGTCCTGTTCGGACCCAAGTTATGGGTTCGGCCACGCCTGAAGTGGAAGCGCAGGCACAGCGCATCCAAGAGTTTATGAACTACCAGATCACGCACGTTATGGAGGAGTACGACCCAGAGATGGATCGTCTGCTGTTCTATCTCCCGCTTGCCGGCAGTGCGTTCAAGAAGATTTACTACGATGAAATACTGGGCCGCGCAGTATCACGGTTTGTTCCTGCGGATGACTTAATCGTTCCGTATAACGCAACAGACTTGGCTTCAGCCTCTCGGGTAGTTCACGTTATTCGGATGAGCAGTAACGATGTTCGTAAGTTTCAAGCGGGGGGTTTTTACCGCGAGATAGAACTCCAGCCGTATGAGACGGCGGATGAGGTGCGGAGTAAAGAGCGCGAGCTTTCCGGAATACAGAAGACGACGGATGATGAGGACTGCACTCTTTTAGAAATCCACACTGAATTGGATCTTCCGGGCTTCGAGCATGTAAGCCCGCTGGATGACGAGCAGACTGGAATCAAGCTTCCTTACATTGTGACCATTGATGAGGGAAGCTCAAAGGTATTATCCATCCGCCGTAACTGGAAGGAGGGGGACGACCTCTTCCGGAAAATCCAATACTTCGCCCATTACAAATTCCTCCCCGGACTTGGGTTCTATGGCTTTGGCTTATTGCACATGATCGGAGGCTTAGGGCGTTCGGCGACCTCTATTCTAAGGCAGCTTATCGATGCTGGAACACTCGCTAATCTTCCCGCTGGCTTTAAAGCTCGTGGTATCCGCATCCGTGATGCTGATGAGCCTCTGTCTCCTGGTGAGTTTCGCGATATTGATGTTCCCGGTGGGGCTCTTAAAGACAGTATTCTCCCACTTCCATACAAAGAGCCGAGCCAGACATTAATGGCTCTTCTTGGCTTTGTGGTAGATGCGGGTCGCCGCTTTGCTGCAATTGCAGACCTGCAAATTGGCGACGGCAATCAGAATGCGGCGGTTGGCACAACGGTAGCGCTTCTTGAGCGCGGCTCAAAGGTGATGTCGGCAATTCATAAGCGCCTGTACTACGCGCAAAAGCAAGAATTCCGGATGTTGGCCAAAGTTTTTGCTGAATCTCTCCCGGCGGTATATCCGTATAGCGTTTGGGGCGCCGACGCCACGGTCAAGCAAACTGATTTTGACGAACGTGTTGATGTCATCCCTGTTTCTGACCCCAATATCTTTTCGATGTCTCAACGACTGGCTTTGGCACAGACGCAGTTGCAGTTAGCGCAGTCAAATCCGCAAATGCACAATTTGTACGAGGCATATCGGAGGATTTATGAGGCTATTGGGGTTCAGAACATCGAGTCCCTGTTGCCGGCGCCGCAGCCTCCGCAACCCATCGACCCGGCGATTGAGAACGCTCGTTCTATCATTCAGGAGACTTTGCAGGCGTTTCCGACGCAGGATCACGATGCTCACATGACGGCGCATATTTTATTCATGAAAACCCCTATTCCAGCCTCAACACCGCCTATTTTTGCGCTTTTGCAGGCCCATCTTTGCGAGCATATTGCCTATAAGGCGAGAGGCGTTGTTATGGCTGAGATGCAAGTTGTCGCACAAGAGGCCGCGCAAATGGGGCAGCAGCCGCCGCCAATGGATGTTGAGGCTAAAGTGGCTCAATATATCGCTCAATATACCGATGAGGTTATGGCATCGTTGATGCCGCCGCCCGAAGGCGAGGTAGATCCTCTGGTTCAGCTACGTTCCAAGGAATTGGATATCAAGGCGGCGGATGTACAGCGTAAGGCTAACGAGTTTTCTGAGAAACTCGCATTTGAGGTCGAGAAAGAGGACGAAAAGCAGGTTTTGTCGCGTGAGAAGATAGATTCTCAGGAAGATATTGCCCTACTACGTGCCGAAGTTAACCGGGAGCGCATTGAGCAAGGTGCTGCTGGAAGAGGGAATTAATCCAAAGGAGTAATTACAATGGATGAACAACAAGCAAAGAGTTTTCGAAAAAACCTTGAGCAAGTAGACAAAAATCTGAGAGCTAAAGGTATTGTTCCCGAAACTGATAACATGAGTGATTCAGATCAAAAATTAATGCGTAAGATAGGCCGGGACCATTTTAGAAAACTGTCCGATTCTAAAAGAGACATTTATAAAAAAGCTTATGGAATTGTAAGTAGACATGGTCCAAAACTTGCTTTAGCGGCTCTTTCTGGTCCGGTAGGCTTGTTGGCTGCTGGAATATCAGAAGCGTCTGCGGCTACTCCTGCCAATGCAGGAGAAGATCAACTAATATACAAAAGGAGAAGAAAAAAAGTACCAGGAGGTGGGCCGGATGAAGCATCTGTTAAACGAGAAAGATCTAATAAATATGCAAGGGGTGGTGTAGCTAAAGGATTCAAGGGTCATTTCTAATGCCTATCCGTAAGGTAAAAGGCGGATGGACCTTTGGCGGCGCTGTATATAAGACTTTGGCCGCTGCCAAAAGATCGTATAAAGCTTATTTGGCTAAATCAAAAAGCGCCGGGAAGAGGTAACTAGATATGGCCAAGAACATGACCCATTACTTTAGGGATGGAACTAAACACCCTGGCGGGACACACAAAATGCCCAACGGCAATCTTCATAGCGGATCCACACACGGCGCTAATAGCAAAAGACTTTATCATTATTCCGAGTTGCCGTCTGCTTCCGCGAAGAAGAAGGCTAGGAAGAGGTCGTGATGTTTCATGTGAAACAATATGNCGATTAGACGCACTACTAGCGGCAAAGGCGCCAACTATCGTAAAACCAGCAAGGGTGCTGGGATGACGAAGAAGGGCGTGGCTGCTTATCGTAAGGCCAACCCAGGCTCTAAATTAAAAACAGCGGTTACGGGTAAAGTTAAGCCCGGAAGCAAGGCAGCTAAACGTAGGAAAAGTTATTGTGCTAGATCAGCAGGGCAAATGAAGAAAAGTTCTGCTAAAACCAGAAACGACCCTAACTCCCGTATTCGTCAGGCAAGAAAAAGGTGGAAGTGCTGATGTCTTTATATGAGAATATAAACAACCGTAAGAAAGCCGGAACATCGCGTTCCAAAAAAAATAGCACTGTAAGTGACAAATCGTATTCTAAGATGAAAGCTGGGTTTAGGTCCGGCGGCATGGCGAATCAGATGGCAGATCAAATGGACATTTCAAAACAGAAAGCGAGCGGTCTAATGAACATGGCGAAACGAAAGAACGACGCGGCTGGGTACATGAAAGGTGGTCATGTCTATGTTGTCACCTTTGGTAGTGAGGATGTTCCCGTTGAATCTGGCCGTAAGGAAATCGAAAGTGACACGGAGCAGTTGATCCAAGGCACGGAGTCACAGGTCCGTGGCCGGTATTTTAACAACAACGATGGAAAGGGGACTTTCTGATGCCTGGAGAAGATAAAGCGACTTCTGATTATGAATATCCTGACAGCGCCGCCAGAACTGCGGATATCAATTTTATTATGGAGGCGACAGGGATGGAAAATGGCGCGCCTCTTCTTGATCTTACCGACCCTGCATTACGGAGGGCTTACGAAAAAGTCGCGAAGGATGCTGAAAGCGGTAAGTATGATCGCAATATGGGTGGCGCGGTACATAATACATATCAAGAACTTGGTTACATGAATGGCGGCGTGCATAAAGGTAAAACAAACCCTAAGACAATTAAATACGCCAAAGGCGGCGCGGTTCGTGGAAAAAGATTTAGCGGTTCTTATTAAAGTATGGCGGATCCGACAACTTTCGCGTATTGCTTGTTGAAGGCTATTCAAGAGAGAATAACTCTTACTGAACAGTCCATCCTTCAGGGTAGCCCTCGGAGCATGGACGCATATAAACAATTGGTTGGCGAACTTCAGGGACTTGAGTTTTCTGAACGTGAGATAAAAGACCAGTTGCAGAAATCGGAGGAAGAATGAGTAAGACCCTATATGTTCCAGATCATATAGCTAAGAAACAAAAGACTAAGAAAGAAGCAGTAGCTTCCGCGTATGTAAATCAGAAAGATAAGGTTTTAGACCCTTCTTTGCTTGATTTATCGTTAAGTGAGCGCCTTCCGCAGCCCACAGGGTGGCGCATTTTGGTAATGCCCTACGCCGGCAAAGCCACGACAGATGGCGGAATTCACATTCCAGATACGACAAGAGACAGAGAGGCCTTGGCAACTGTTGTTGCTTATGTCCTTAAAGTCGGACCATTGGCGTATCAGGATGAAAGTAAGTTTGGACCAGATTGCGCCCCGTGGTGCAAAGAGGGCCAGTGGGTCTGCATTGGAAGGTATTCCGGCGCTCGTTTTAAGATTGACGGAGGAGAAGTCCGGATAATTAACGACGACGAAGTTATATCGACGATTAAAGAACCCGACGATATTAAACATGTCTAGACATAATAATTTCACATTGTAGGAAATGACATGCCCGAAGAAACTGATATTGAAGTAGGAGATTCTGACGAGTCTCCAGTTGACGTGACTATTTCTCCAGACGGCGAGGCTGAAGAAGAAATATCTTCTAAGGACGACCAGGGAGAAGAGCTTGAAGAGTATAGTACGGGTGTTAAGTCCCGTATAGACAAGCTCACAAAGAGATTTCGAGAAGAGGAACGCCAAAAGCAGACAGCAGTTGAGTTTGCTGAGAGTGTTAAAAAAGAAAACGATGCGTTAAAGACCCGGATTGGAGCCCTTGATAAGGGATATCAAGAGCAGTTTGGGGATCGTGTATCTAGCCAGCTTGATTCGGTAAAGAAAAACCTTAAAGAGGCCCATGAAACTGGCGATGTGGATAAAATTGTAGATTCACAGGAGGCTTTAGCAGCCCTGACTGCGGAGAAAGGTCGTCTTCGATCTGCTCAGCAGAGGACTGCGGAACAGGCGCCTGCTTCCACGCCCCCTCCAGAACAAGCGGCGGCGCCTCCTGTCCAGCAACCGCCAGCCAAAGCCGACCCTAAAGCAGAGGCTTGGGCTTCGGACAATGATTGGTTTGGCCAAGATGAGGTTATGACATACGCCGCCTTTGGAGTTCATCGGCGGCTTATAGAGGATGAGGGATTTGACCCGCAGTCCGATGAGTATTACAGTGAACTTGACAAAAGACTAGTTGATGAGTTTCCTAAGAAATTAGGAAAGAAGATTAAAGTAAACGGGGGAAG